ATGAGCAACCCAATCACAGTAGGTTTTACAGGCCTGACGAAGCGAATTTTCGCGGGTCGTTCAAAGCCGAGCAAATTGGCGCCCGGTGTTCGCGAGTTCACCGGTGAGAAATTTGATGTCACAGACGAGGCGCTATTTGCAGTGGCCCATCTTCTCGCGGTTCGCGATGACATCCTGATATTCCCGACAGCTGATGGGAAAGAGATTCACCTCCGCGCCGACATCAAAGAAAAGCGGGAGGCATCATGACAGTCACCCATAACGGCAAGCAGTACACAGCCAAAAAGCTCAACGATAACGAGTGGCAGCTGACGTCGGTATCGGCACCGCGCGATAAGATGACTCTGAACCGCTGGCAGATGCATATCGCTGGCCTCCTGGAACAGGTTGAGGTGAAGGTATGATGCATCACTACGGCACCACCCCGCTCATTCGCCAGTGCGTCACGCCAGGCATGATGGCTATGCATGAAGGCCGCACATACCGCGTATCAGCAGTCATTCAGGAACGCAAATGGGTGTACCTGCACACAGACGCAGAAATCATCCGCCTCAGTGACTGCGTGATTGACGTCCTTCTGGACGGTCACGGCAACCCTATCCAGCACTAACCAACCTATTCAACCGATCGGCCTGGCTCAATGCGGGCGGGTTCTGCACATCCAAATTTCAGGAGTTCAGCCATGAACGCATACCTCACTTACGACCGCATCGAAGATCGGCGCTGGGTTGAGCAGCAGCTCACCGACGAGAAAGAGAAGTGGATCGACGACAGGGCGCAGCAAATCATCGACATGATGCCAAAAGAGCCGTCCGGCCTCTTCCACTTCACGATCCCGATTGACTCCAGCCCATACGAAGGACTTCGCAGCGATAAAGCTGGCGAGGCTTACAACGATTTCATTTCGGCAGTTGCTTACGCCCAGGCGGAATACGACTGGGAACACCGGACCGGCTGCCCGTTCTAAGGAGGATTTATGAGTTTCGATCTGATTCAGTTCGTTAAGGAGCAGGAGCCCCTATTTGTCGGCGCCCTAACTGACCAGTCTCTGACATGGGCAAAGGAATGCCAGTTTGCTATCCAGTTATTCCAGCGCAATCAAAAATTGGCAGAAACGGCGATTGCCAACCCCACCAGCGCCCAGAACGCGATCATCAACGTTGCAGCGGTCGGCATAAGCCTCAACCCTGCCAGCAAACTCGCTTATCTGGTTCCGCGCGACGGCATGGTCTGCCTTGATATCAGCTATATGGGCCTTCTGCACATCGCCCAGTCTGCTGGCGTAATCAAATGGGGTCAGTGCAAGCTCGTTCATGCTGGCGATGACTACGAGACTATGGGTCTCGATAAGGCGCCAGCTCATAAATACAACCCATTTGCTACACCTGACGATCGCGGCGCCATTATCGGTGGCTACTGCACAGTTAAAACCGCTGATGGCGACTATCTCACTGAAGAGATGAGTCTCGCTGAGATAGAAGAAATCAGGAAAGTGAGCAAAGCGGGAACATCACCAAAAGGCCCATGGGTCAACTTCTGGTCTGAGATGGCCAGGAAGACGATCGTCAAGAGAGCCTATAAATACTGGCCGCGTGCCGAACGACTGGATAATGCCGTCGATGTGCTCAACGAGAGCGAAGGCATATACACGGAGCCAGTTATGCCCTACACCCCTGAAAGCGAAATCATCCAGTCGGAAGAAAACGCAAAACAGGAACTTATCAACACCATCCAGTCACTATGTGAGGACATGAAGCAGGCGAAAAATATGCATGCTCTCAAAACTCACTTCCAGACAGCTTACAAAATGACGGTCGGAATGCAGCTTCAACAAGAGGTTCAGGCCGTCTATGCCAAGTGCAAAGCAAAATTCGAAGAGGTTACGCAATGACAGCTCTTTACCAGATCGCCAATGATTTCGCAAAGCTGACTGATTCAGGCATGGAGCCTGAAATGATAGCCGACACCCTTGATGGCATTGAGTGGGAGCTGGAAGCAAAGGTCGAGCAGATCCTTGCTGTCTGCAAAAACGAATCTGCTTATGCCGAGGCGCTGAAAGAAGAAAGCAAGCGTCTTGCAGAGCGCGCAAAAGCCGCAGAAAACCGTGTGTCGAGCATGAAAGATTATGTGGCCACCTCCCTCGAAACAGCAGGAAAGAAATCACTGAAGGCAGGCATTCATCAGGTAACGGTTCGCGAGCCTTCCAAGTCAGTAGAGATTACAGATGCCAGCGCACTTCCTCCTGAATTCGTCGAATACGAGACGAGCATCAAGCCAGACAAATTGGCTATCAAACACCAAATCGAAGCTGGCGTGGATGTACCTGGCGCGCAAATAAAACTCGGCAAACCTTCACTCATCATCAAGTAGGTGGAGCCATGAAACGCACACCCTTCTACCGCAGGCCAGGGCGAACCGGGCAATTCTCTGGCCTACGTGAGCGCGTTATCTGGATGATTCAGACGCGGGGCCGCCCGGTAACCGGTAGCGAAATCGCCGAGAAGTTTGGCGTAACGCTCATCGAGTTCAACCGGGTCGCCAACGGCATTACCCGCGGCGCCGGACAGATAGCGCAGATCGTTGAGTCGGAAAAATGGCTCAACGAAGACGGTATCTGCGACCGGAAATTTAGCCTGGCCAGCAAGCCAAAGGTTGTAACGCCGCAGGGTAAATCGCGGCTGTTCACCCGGCGCGCCATAGAGCAATCGCAGGAAGGCAGACGGCAGGAGTGCATTGCGCGTGCCGCCCGCCGTCGCCGCCTCATTGCTCAGGGCCTCTACATCGACGAAATGGAGTCAGTGCTATGAAAGCGTGGTCACTCGAAGAGCTGGCGCTGCTGTGGCGACACTCAAACGCTGATGTCGCAGAGATTACCGGCCGCAGCATTGAAGAGGTCGGAAATAAGCGGCTGCAAACCAATATTGAACGTAATGGCTGGGATGTTAACGATCCGGAGCGGGAGGATGCATGACCGGAAAATACTCTCTTATCTACGCAGATCCTCCCTGGTCTTACGGCAACACCATCAGTAACGGCGCCGCTGCCGACCACTACTCCACCATGAAGCTCATCGACATAAAGCGCCTCCCAGTGTGGGAGCTGGCTGCCGAAAACGCGGTGCTGGCGATGTGGTTCACCGGCACGCATAGCCAGGAGGCTATCGAACTGGCCGAGGCCTGGGGATTTACAGTTCGCACGATGAAGGGCTTTACCTGGGTGAAGCTGAATCAGAACGCCGAGTTGCGCATCAACAAGGCGCTGGCCGAGGCGGAAGTTGCCGACTTTTACGACTTCCTCTATCTGCTTAACGCCGAAACGCGCATGAACGGCGGAAACCACACCCGGGCCAATACCGAAGACCTGTTGATTGCCACTCGCGGCGCCGGGCTGGAACGAAAGCACGCCGGGATTAAGCAGGTGGTCTACAGCCCGCTCGGCGCGCACAGCGAAAAGCCGTGGGAAGTGCGCCATCGCCTGGAACTGCTTTACGGCGATGTGCCGCGCATTGAACTGTTTAGCCGCAGCGCGGCGCCAGGCTGGCACCACTGGGGAAACCAGTGCGCCACCGCCGCTGTAGAACTGCTGCCCGGCTGCGCCATCGAAGTTGTGAAAACGGAGGGCGCATGACGCCAGAAACAGACAACGCCATCCGCGCAGCCTGCCGCCGCTGCACCGAGGAAATCCAGCAGGCCATGCGCAAGAAGCCAAAGCCTAACTGGAACGAAACTGTGCCTCCCATCATCAACAAGCATCACAAGAAAATTGAAGCTCTGGGAGTTAGCCTCCTTGAGTTCGTCGTCAAAACTGGCCGCCTTAACGGGCGGTTTGGAGCCGAACAATGAGTAAATACAGAAAAGGCGCGTTTTATTTCCGCAAAATGAAAGCTGGCGATAAATCGAATGACTTTCGCACTTATATGCGCATGGCGATGTTCAGTGACAAAAAGGCGTGGAAACACCCCGAGAAGATTAAGCCTGTCGTGCTCGTTCAGTATGGGATGAAGAATATCGTAAGTGTCTTCATGAATATGGATGACGCTACCGGCTGCCTGTTCAGTGGGTCGATTGAAAAGCGTGCGCGTAACTCCCGACACAATCCGCGCCGCGGCACGCGTTACACAAAAGGCGATCTGAAGAAAGCTTTCCGAAAGTGGGCATTCAAACACAACGCGGAGCGCGCCATATGAATGCACTAATCACCCAGGAGATTAAGGCTTTTTTTTATTGCTGGCGTTCACCTTCAACCGAATTAACCGACAGTTTCAGGAGTAGTGATTATGAAAGATTTTAAGGGCACTCCGGGAAAGTGGAGCTTTTCTCACAATTGCGTAAGTGACGACAACGTGGCTTGCATAGAAATTAATTCATCAGAATCGCTGCACGAAATTGCTTATCTCCAAAGTACACCACCAAACATCGGAGGAGACGGGCAGACATCTTTCGATAAAACAATTGCGAATGCGCATCTGATAGCAGCCGCGCCTGATTTGCTGGACGCGCTGCAATCCCTGTTCGAAAACTATAAGCAGCTCGCTGATTCAGGCGATGCCGGTAACTGGCGGCTAGAAGATGAACCCGCCGGAAAGAAGGCTCTGCACGCCATCAACAAAGCCCTCGGTAAGGAGTGACCATGGCCAACATCATCGACACAGCAGCAGAGATTGAAGAGCTTCAGCGTAACGCTGCCCTTTCCGCTCACCGCATCGACCGCAACGCCGTATCAGCTGAGCATTGTGAAGAATGCGACGAACCAATCCCCGAGCCGCGGCGAGCTGCCGTCCCCGGCTGCCAGACATGCGCGGAGTGCCAAGGAGTTATTGAGTTGAAGAATAAGCAGAGGGGGATCCAGTGAAAGAGCGCGGAATGATTTTTAACGGCGAGATGGTGCGCGCCATCCTCGACGGCAAAAAGACGCAGACGCGGCGCATCATGAAGGTTCAGCCGTCTGATGGTTTCCACCGAACGCATAACGGTTACGATCTGGATTTAAACGCACACTGGTACACACCTGGCGTGATCGATAAAAACGGATACCTGCAACCTGCAAAGAAAGATGTATTTGGCGTTGCTGATGAGAATGAAGGCTACACCTGCCCGTTCGGTGCTGTCGGTGATCGCATCTGGGTGCGAGAAACGTGGGCAGAGGCTGGAGCCAGCGCGCCGGATCTGAAACTTTATCGCGCAAATTACCCTGCGCACGTTCCAACTCATTACGAGAATGTGCCGCCGGCTGATGAAATACGCTGGACGCCTTCGATTCACATGCCGCGCTGGGCCAGTCGCCTAACTCTCGAGATTACCGGCGTGCGTGTTGAGCGACTTAGAGATCTGAGTGAGGACGATGCAAAGTCAGAAGGCATTACGCCGTCTTCCGGCGGGGTTCTTCCCGGCTGGGAATATCGCATTAACTTCCGTGACCTTTGGGTGAGCATCTACGGTGCCGACAACTGGGAAGCTAACCCCTGGGTCTGGGTAATCGAATTTAAGGTGGCGCCAAATGTTCAGGATAATCCAGCCTAATACCTGGTACGCCGATCCCCACGGCGCGCCCTGCAAAATCCTCCGCGCTACCCACGAAGTCATCCACTACATCCGCAACGGTCGCACCTGCATCTCCAGCATGGGCCGCTTTCAACATGAATTCGAGCCGCTGACCAAAGCACAGGCTGAGCGGATTGCCGAAGAAATCGCAACAACAGAGCACATCGAAAAATTAAGGAGCATGAGACGTGATCGGAATACTCAAGACAGTACCGGAATCTCAGTGGCCGGTGCGATGCCACGACCCCAAGCGGAGCAACGTGTGGGCTAACTCTTACTTTCTGGTTCAGGAGTTTCAGGAAGACGAAGGCGTTATCCGCCTGACGGTGAACACCACCAGCACTGGCAGTTCAGGTCGGTGGAAGGACGGCATCAGCTGGGATGCGTTGCAGGAGATAAAGTCAGCCGTTGGATATGGGGATCGGGATGCCGTGGAGATTTACCCGCGGGATTCTGATGTGGTGAACGTGGCAAACATGCGCCACCTATGGATTACGCCGGAGCCAATTAGCTTCGCCTGGCGGAAGTAATTTTACGCTGAGCGCCCAGCGTGCGGCATGAGGAGAGATTATGGGGAAGACATCTATTCGTCTTGAGGAGTTTAAGAGAGACGCTAACGGTCTAGAGGACTACAGCAAATATACCGTTATCAGTCACTCCTCAGAGGAACATTCAACAATCGTCGATTGGCCCGTCGAACTTGAGTATCGCCCGATGACGCATCTCAATCAGGTCTCAATGAACATCCAATCTGACCTGCATGAAACAAAAGAAGAAGCCATGGAGCAATTAGGTCGCTGGCTAATTCGCCTCGGTGAGGCTTTGCAAGAACACAATTTCAAATGACGCAACTGATAGCCAGTTATGAGCTGGCTATTGGGTGCGAAAGCACCGCCTCACATCCCTTGATGTTATTGCCGCCTACGGGCGGCTTCTTTTTGCCTGGAGAAAACCATGAGCGACATTATTCAGTTGGTACCGAATAAATGGGTCACAGAGGAACTTTTAACTGCGACAACCGGCATGTCAAAGCACATGATTCAGCATGCTCGCCGGTCTACCTGGATGGAGGGAAAGCATTATCGCCATGTTGCCCCTGATATGGCACCTAAGCAAAACAGCCCAATCATGTATAACCGCGATGAGATAAACCACTGGATCGAGCACCAAAGCCCAGCGAAACGCCGGAGAATATCTGCTTAAATGTCCTTTGGCACATCAAACGAGGAATGATTATGGCAGCATACCCAACAGGCGTAGAGGTTCATGGCGAATCGTTACGCATATGGTTCATATATCAGGGGAAGCGTGTCAGGGAAAATCTCGGCGTTCCTGACACGCCAAAAAACAGGAAAATGGCAGGCGAACTTCGGGCTTCAGTCTGCTTTGCGATAAAGACAGGCACATTCAATTATGCCTCGCAATTCCCTGATTCATCGAACGCAGAGAAATTCAGCACTGTCAGAAAGCAAATCTCACTACTTGAACTGAAATCGAAATGGCTTGGGCTTAAGGAGATGGAGCTTAGCCTCGGGACGTTGAGGCGTTACGATTGCCACCTCACAACCACTATCGAAACAATTGGTGAGCACAGGTATATCGGCAGCCTGAACACTGAAGATATCCTTAGTGCCAGGAAGGAGCTACTGAACGGCTGGCAGAAGACCAGACATGGCCTAAATCATCCACCCAAAAAGGGAAGAAGCGTTCCTACAGTCAATAGCTATATGGCATGCCTTGGCGGGATGCTGAGCTTTGCTTTCAAAAGTGGCTACCTGAAAACCGATCTGATGGCAGGTATTACCCCGCTCGCAAAAGAAAGGCCCATTCCAGACCCTCTGACTTCTGACGAGTATCAGCGAGTGATCGCGGCCTGCCCAACCCAGCAGTTTCAGAATATGGTTATCTTTGCGGTTAATACAGGCGTCCGGCATGGGGAGCTTAGCGCATTAGCCTGGGAGGATGTGGACACTGTTAACTGGACAGTTACAGTGTCACGTAACTATTCCATGAAGGGTAACTTCACCCTGCCCAAAACCAATGCCGGGATTCGGACTATACAGTTGACCCAGCCAGCAATTGACGCGCTTAAAGCGCAGATGCCACTGACCAGAATGATGGCATCCCACAAGGTAAGCGTCAGCCTACGGGAATACAAAAAAAAGAGAACCGATGAATGCACCTTTATATTCTCGCCGTCCATTACTTCAATGAACGGTAAGAAGACGATGTGCTACGTCCCCGGATCCATTAATTCAGCCTGGCGCACTGCCCTGCGTCGTGCAGGCGTCCGACAAAGACGGTCTTATGAAACCAGGAACACATATGCGTGCTGGGCACTGGTCGCCGGAGCGAACCCAAATTTCGTTGCGCACCAGATGGGCCATTCGTCAGCGCAAATGCTATTCACGGTTTACGGTAAATGGATGACCGAGAATAACCATGACCAGGTGGGCATTTTGAACGCATCATTTACTCAAAATGCCCCACTGATGCCCCATAGAAAAACCGCATAACCTTAATTATCTGATTTAACATATTAATATCACTTCAATCATGATTCATCTGGATGAGCAAGGTCGGATCGTTTGCCTTTAGCTTCCTGCCGGTAATGTTCTGTATCGCCATTCCTCTGGGTCTGGCGCGCGAAAACAAAGGCGTGGCGGCGTTTGCGGGCTTCGTTGGCTATGCGGTCATGAACCTTGCGGTTAACTTCTGGCTGACCGCCAAAGGGATCCTGCCGACGACCGACGCGGCGGTACTGAAAGCCAATAACATTCAGAGCGTGATTGGTATTCAGTCCATCGATACCGGGATCCTTGGAGCCGTGATCGCGGGGGTGATTATCTGGATGCTGCACGAGCGCTTCCACAACATCCGCCTGCCCGATGCGCTGGCCTTCTTCGGCGGGACCCGCTTTGTGCCAATCATTACGCTGGTTGTGATGGGTCTGTTTGGTCTGATCATCCCTCTGATTTGGCCGATTTTTGCCATGGGGATCACCGGGATTGGCCGCATTATCAACGGCGCGGGTGATTTCGGCCCGATGATTTTCGGTACGGGTGAACGTCTGCTGCTACCGTTTGGTTTACAGCACATCCTGGTTGCCCTGATCCGCTTTACGGAAGCAGGCGGCACCATGGACGTTTGCGGTCATTCCGTTAGCGGCGCGCTGACCATCTTCCAGGCCCAGCTGAGCTGCCCGACCACTCACGGCTTCTCTGAAAGTGCGACGCGTTTCCTTTCTCAGGGTAAAATGCCTGCCTTCCTCGGCGGCCTGCCGGGTGCTGCGCTGGCGATGTACCACTGTGCCCGTCCGGAAAATCGTCATAAAATTAAAGGCCTGCTGATCTCCGGCGTTATTGCCTGCGTGGTGGGCGGTACGACAGAACCTATCGAGTTCCTGTTCCTGTTCGTGGCACCGGTACTGTACCTCATCCACGCCGTACTGACGGGCCTGGGCTTTACCGTGATGGCTGTGCTCGGTGTGACCATCGGTAACACCGACGGTAACGTGATTGACTTCGTGGTATTCGGTATCCTGCACGGCCTGTCCACCAAGTGGTATCTGGTGCCGGTTGTGGCCGCCATCTGGTTCGCGGTTTACTACGGGATCTTCCGCTTCGCCATCACCCGCTTTAACCTGAAAACGCCAGGCCGCGATGCCGATACGGCCACCAGCGTTGAACAGGCGGTGGCCGGTACCGTTGGGAAATCCGGATATAACACGCCGGCTATTCTGGCGGCGCTGGGCGGTGCGGATAATATTACCTCTCTGGATAACTGCATCACCCGCCTGCGTTTGTCGGTGGCGGACATGTCCAAAGTGGATACCAACGCACTTAAAGCTAACCGGGCTATTGGCGTAGTACAGTTAAATCAGCACAATTTGCAGGTCGTCATTGGCCCGCAGGTACAGTCAGTGAAGGATGAGCTGGCAACCCTGATGCGAACCGTCGAAGCCTGA